TACATTACTGCTGGTACGAGAACCAAGAACTCAAGCAACAGCAAACAATTAGCCTAGAGGAAATCGCTCAAGTCCTTCCACAGATTGCCGGAGCAATCCAAGATGGAAGTATGGACGAGGAACTCACAGAAGTTTTAAAAACGCAGTTTGATATTAGCAAGTCCAAGGCACGGGCAATGTTAAAGGAAATGCGTAAGGATGGAGAAACAACAGTACCTGTAACACGCCAAGTTGTAAGCAGACCAAAGATCAAGGCACTTGCACCAGATGAGGATGTGTTTTGGCCAAGCTATTGTATAGATCCACAGGAAGCACCATACATGTTCCATGTTGTATCCATGACCCCAGAGCAATTAAGGTCTAAAATTAATACCGAAAATTGGTCAGAAGAGTTTGTGGATGCTGCTATTGAACTAGCAGGGCAGGGCGAGGATACAGATCAAAACATCTATCAATTGCGTGAGGATGATGAGTTCACCAGAGATAACGAGAATAGCCTTGTTAGAATAGTGTACTGTTATCAAAGACTATTAGATGAGGATAATGTGCCAGGTATTTACTGTACGATCTACTCAAGCCAGATAACAGATTTATATGCCAAGCACCAACTGCTTGACTACTCGCATGGACAGTATCCATTTGTTGTAACCACACTTGAGAAAACAAGTAAGAAACTTTACTCCTCAAGGTCATACCCAGAACTGATTGAAAGTTTACAACAGGTACTCAAGGCAGAAACAGATGCCGGAATTGATGCACAATCATTAGCAACTTTACCACCCATCGAGTTCCCAATGGGTAGATCACCTGCGAGGTTTGGGCCTGGGGTAAAGATTCCATACCGCACACCTGGTGAGGTAAGATTTGCAGACACTCCTCGTGGATCAGTATCCAATGTCGAGCTACGAAGATATATACAGGAACAAGCAAATAGATACTTTGGTAGGAACGCACCTGGTGTAGATCCAATTGAAGCACAGATGAAACAACAGGAGGTGATTGATAAAGTATTTCACCACCTTAAACATGTGCTTGATCAAGTGTACTCTCTTTATCAACAGTATGGCCCTGACCAAGAATACTTCCGTGTCACAGGTATGCAGGACATGCAGAAGTATGATAAGGGCAATCCTAGCGAACGATTTGATTTTTACATGCAGTTTGATGCTGCAAGCCAAGACCCAGAACAAATGCTTGAGCGTGTAAAAGCAATTGCCCAACTTGGCGCACAACTCGACAAGAATGGTACGCTAGACACTGAGCGATTATTACAGATTGCAGTTGGACAGATTTTACCGGGGGCTGCGGAAAGTATTATGCTTCCCAAGGAAACCGCATCACAAAAAGCAATGGATGAGGAAAGACAGACCATTGCAGAAATCTATGCTGGTGTACCACCCAATGTTAAACCTAATGATGCCCATGAGATGAAGTTGCAGATATTCCAGCAATGGTTATCGCAACCCGATGTGGCACAAAAGGTACAACAAGACCCTGCCTTACAGGAGCGTATTTCCAATTACCTACAGCAAAGACAAATGCAAGTACAACAGAAAGCAAACGCTGAGATTGGTAGGCTGGGAGCAGCACCCACACAATTTGGAACAACAGGAGCAGCATCAACAGGAGGATAAGATTATGCCAATGGTAGGTAAAAAGAAATTTGGATACGGAACTAAAGGTGTGGCGAAAGCTAAGTCTTACGCTAAAAAGACGGGCAAGAAAATGTCCTACAAGCGCAAGAAGAAGTGAGCGTAAATTATCGTGGCGAGCGTTTTAGTGCTTATAACAAGCCCAAGCGGACACCCGGTAAGTCCAAAAAATTTGCAGTCCTTGCTAAAGATGGTGACAAAGTACGTCTCGTTCGATTCGGAGATCCTAATATGTCGATCAAGAAGAACATCCCCGCCAGGCGTAAATCCTTCCGTGCAAGACATAAATGCGATGAGAAGAAGTCTAAACTAACTGCTGGCTATTGGAGTTGTAAGAAATGGTAGCTAAGAAAAAAGCCAAGTCCCGTGTGAATGAAGCTGGTAACTATACCAAGCCAACCATGCGTAAGAGACTGTTTAGTAAGATTAAGTCTGGATCAAAGGGAGGTCGCAGTGGTCAGTGGTCTGCCCGTAAAGCCCAAATGCTTGCGAAGCAATATAAAGCAGCAGGTGGAGGTTATCGCAACTAATGCCATTAAAGAAGTCACAGAAATCGCTCAAGCGATGGACAGGGCAGAAGTGGAGAACCGCATCTGGTAAGAAGTCTTCCGAGACAGGCGAGGTGTATGCACCTGCAAAAACAATAAAGAAACTTAAAAGCTCAAAGGCAGGCAGAGCAAAACTTGCTGCTGCTAACAAGAAGAAACGTGCTGCCACAAAAAAAGGTAAGCAATACTCTAAACATGGATTACACAAAGGTAAAAAACGATGAGTCCCCGCAAAAGAAAAACCTACCACGAGATTGACCCAGAGGAAGCAATAACTGCTTTAGCCACTTTAAAGAATGACCCTCACTTTAAGAAGTACATCGAGATGCGAGAAGCAATGCGTGAGGAAGTAATACGCCAGCTTCAAACAAAAGCAATCATCGACTGCACAAATCGACACTACATGATGACAGGTAAGCTCGAAGCAATTGATGAGGAACTTGATACCTTCTACAAAATGTAACTTTTGGTTATAGGTTAGTTGTCTAGATATGCCCTTGTGACTTTCGTGGGGTAGGTCACAAGGGCTTTTTTGTTGCCTTTTACTGCTCTCTAAACTACATTCTGCTACACTAGGCAATTTATGCCTTGATCTTATGGAAGAAGTAATTCAAGAGGTTGACTCAGAGTCCTCTCAAAACTCCGTGGATAGTTTAACGCAAGGTGAAGGTAACCTAACGATGGCAGAACTCGCATCAAGTCTGATGCAGAAACGCCAAAGCGAGGAAACTGAAACCACAACCGAAGAGGAATCTGAACCCGTTGAAGAACAACCTACGGAAGAAGAAGAATCAGAGGATCAGTCTGCTGAAGAGTCGGATGAATCAGATGAGGAATCAGATGAGTCGCCTGTACAACCTTCAGATGTTCTTTCAAAGTTTAAAGACCTGGACTTGGATTCATTATCCGAGGAGGAGTCAAAGGAACTCGCCAAGCATCTTAATGCTTCTGCAATCAAAAGGTTTGGGAAACTGACCGCGCAGAAACATGCGTTACTTGCTGAGAACCAAGAACTCCAAGCACAAGTTGAGCAAGCACCCGTGCCTGCTGAACAACCTGCATTCCTAAAGGATAATGCCTTGCACAATGTCAGTGATGTCAACGCACTTGCTAAAGAAGTTGAGAACCTTAACACGCTCATCGAATGGGCAGACGAAGGGATGGAAAACGAAGTGGAGTACGATGACGCTGGCAATGAATATGTTGTTAAGGATGCTGACAAGACTTACACCAAAGCGGATCTCCGTAGAATCAAAGCGAATGCAAAGAAGATACTTCGCAAAGATGCTCCGGCAAGAGAAGCCTGGATTAAGGAACGTGAAGCAAGTGACCAACAAGCAGTACAAACTTTCGACTTCCTCAGTGATGGAGAGAGTGATGACTACAAAATGTTCATGCAGGTAAAGCAAAGCCCGCTTTATAAACCATTAGTTGACCACCTACCCAACAGCAACTTTGCACTTGGGCTTATGGTGGAAGGATTAAAGGCAGTTAAAGCGAAACAAGCAAATGCAAGTCAACCAAAGAAATTGAAGAAACCAACTGCACCTGTCGCAAGCACAGAAGCAGGTGCAAGTAAACCAAGATCCGAGGGAAGTAAACTAAAGAAAGCTGTACAAGCGGCTCATGCCAAGTTTGAGAAATCTGGCAATATAGCAGACTACCAAAATTACATAAAACTAAAGCGATCAATCGCATAAATTTAAAACAAAATTAGGAGGATATAAAAAATGGCTAAGAGTACTACCTACAATTCGAGTGGTAATCGTGAAGATTTAACTGATATTATTTCAGTTCTAGAACCAGAAGCGACACCGTTCGTTTCATTAATGAAAAAAGGAAAAGCAACCGGGACATTCTTTGAATACCAAGTTGATAAATTAAATTCACCTGATTTTTCAGGAGTTTCCGAAGGCGAAGATGTTGGAAACTTTAAGAATCAATCTGCTGACCGAGCAAGAATTGGAAATTACATCCAAAAATTCCGTGATACATTCATGGTGTCGGACTTGCAAGAGATGGTTGACACTGCTGGTGTCGCATCAGAATTTGCAAATGCTGAGTCTAAAGCAGTACGCAATGTAAAACGTTCAATTGAATCTGCATTCTGTTCTGCACAAGATCGTCAAGCAGACGCTGGAGCAGGCGCACCTTACAAAACACGAGGCATGTTAAAATGGCTTGGAGTGGGTGGACAACCTTCTGACGTTCCTACATTCGCACAGAATGTTGCTAATGACACAACAGGCACACAAACCGAAGCTACTTTTAATAGTGTTCTTCAAGAACTCTATCAAGCTAACGGAATGCCTGGTGGACAGTTGACCTTACTTGCAGGCCCAAGCCTCAAGCAAGAAATCTCAAACTTCTCCCGTCAGCTTGCAGCTACCAACGGAACTTACGTTGTTAACCAAGATGCTGATTCTAAGAAGATAACTCTCTCAGTTTCGGTATACGAGGGTGACTTCGGATTGTGCAACATTGTGCCTTCTTTGTTCATAAATAGAACAAGCGGAAGTGACACAGTTGACGCTGACGCAGGACTCTTAATTGATCCTGAGTACGTTTCCATGATGTCCTTAAAAGCTGAGTCTGTAACTGAGCTTGAGAATCAAGGTGGCGGTAGGCGCGGTTTTGTTGACGTCGTAGCCGGACTTGCATGCCTCTCGCCTGTTGCACATGGGTATTTTAACTAATAACACTTAAAATAAGGAGATTTAAGAAATGGCTAATACAGCAGTAACATTACCAAGCGCTCGCAAGAGCGTATTATCAAACCAAGAACGCGCTCAAGGGTTTACCCATAAGTTTAAAGTTCTGTTCACCGACGTTGATGAAGGAAGTGGATCAAGTGATACAGTAACTGTAACTCTTGGTGACACACCTACAGACTTCGTTATCTCAAAAGCTATGGTTAATGTAACCACCGCCTTTGCTGGAACAGGAGCATTCGCAATTGAAGTTGGTACGGACGGAGATCCAAACAACTTCATTACTAGCACAAGTGTTGCTAGTGCTGGCCCAATCATTAGTGAGGTTGGAGCAAGCGTTAAAACATTAGCAGGTAGCTTTGCCGCTGCTTCTGATGTGTTGAGCGCAGTGTTCACTAACTCGTCATCCGGATCACCATCTGCTCTTACAGCAGGTGAGCTAGACATCTATCTAGCTATGCATTCCGCAAACGACGTAGGATAAGAAACGTTTAGGATTTGGGGAGTGATCTGCAATGCGGGTCACTCCCTTTTCCACATCAATTTATTATGGCAGAAATATTCATACCTAAATGGGGCAAGGCACAAGGCAATGGTTCACAGTTTATGAAGAACCTAGAGAAGCACTTACGTTACGAAGTAGACTTGGAAAAGTACGAGGCAAAGAAACGTGAGATTGAGTGTGGCAAGGAGAATGGTGAAGGTGGACAAGTCGAGGGACTTGGACAATTAAAAGGCACAATACCTGCCCGTGAATATTTCCGCTGGCATCAAGACAAGCAAGGCTGCTGGGGCGATAAAGCGTTTACGAATGAGTTCTTTCGTGACAACCCACATTTAAAAGCCAAATCATTTTCAAAGAAGACCTTCGTAGCAGGAGGTTTTACTAAGCCCAGCTTCGCATGAGGAAGATAGCAGTAAGCACAATGGTCACCAACCTGGTAAGTATGGTTGGGGTGGATTCATTCCTTACTGCTGAATCAACTGCTGCTGTACGCAGCTTCAATCGCTTTGGCAAGTTGGCATGGGATCGCACTGCATGGCCATTCAATTCAGTCATTGAACAAATCATTCCAGACCTTCGAGTACGAAGCGTACAAGTAGGTAGTGGTGGAGCAAGCTATACATCTGCACCAACTGTTGCTTTTAGTGGTGGAGGAGGAAACTCAGCAGCAGCCACTGCAACTATTAATGCAGATGGTGAAGTAAACGGAATCGCAGTTACAAATAATGGCACTGCATTCACAGGAGTACCAACAGTTAGTTTTAGTGGTGGTGGTGGAAGTGGAGCAACTGCAACTGCAAGTATGCTTACTTACATTGATTTTGGAACAACTATTAGCGAGATATTCCGAGTCACTACTAATGACCCTTATGGTACAGCAAGCACATCAGAATTAGCATTTAGAAACATCCAGGATGCAAGCGGTAGCTCTGAGTATGGTGAAGCAATTCTACCTGACCAGGCAAGCAACGCACCTGTATGGGTACATTACCGGGCAGGCTTTCCAGAATATGCAAGTGACTCAAGTGTATTCCCCTATGTATTTAGCGAATATGCGATTGTGGGGGCGTATGGGGATTGGTTACAGAGTGACGGTCAAACCGATAAGGCGCAAGTAATCTATCAACAAGCAGAAGCAATTTTACAAAGTGAGTTGGACAAACTTGAAAGACAGGAAGGTCAGACTCAACCAATACAATTTATAACTTACGGAACTACAGCAGCAACGTCTGCATAACGAAAAAACATTATGGCATCTACATCAGAATACAGAGGACTTGGACTAAACGGAGGAGTTTACATTAACACAACAGATGTAACGACAGGTAAATTCTTTGCGATCCAAGCAACAGAGGATAGTGTCCTTGCAGCACAAGCAAGTAACATAGTTAACCTGGATGACATTTGTCATGGTCAGGACGCAACTACCCTTACTGCTGGAACAGTCTTATACGGAAACTTTACTAGCATTGACTTACAAAGTGGTGCAGTAATTGCCTACAATATTTAATGGGATACGCCTCCATAGCGATTGGACTTGGACTAGGTGGAGGTAAGTCTGCGACTAGTAATGGCAGGTCAAATGTTGCCAAAGAAACCTTCACCACTGCGACATTATCTGCAACTGACTCGAATGGTCAGACAGTAAATAATACTTATACGCTAACAGTTCGTCCTAGCGTGGCAATTAGTGCGGGTGATAGTATTAGTATAGTTGGGCTAACAGGCTCGACAACAAGCGATAATGGATCGCTCACAGTTGCCGGAGCGAACGCCGCAGTCTTTGGTTCAAGTGGAGCATGGACACAGTCGAGTGGAACTTTAGTTTTAACTGTCGCTGGGGGTCAAAGCATACCCACAGGATCGGACACAGTTATTACTTTTGTCATTGCGAATCCAAATTCTGTAACAGGTGGGGTTTCAAGTGTTACGCTAACTTCAAGCGGATTTTCTGCATCTAGTTTGGCGGGTACATTCTTGGATGCAATCGCCATATTCAATGTCACCACAAGAGACACCGAAGCTAACATCTTAGCAAGTACACCAACTAATCCAACTGATGAAGTTAACATCGCATTTGGTACGGATACAGGTGATTTTTATATTT